AACGAAGATAGCTATCCATATTACACTCCAAATGCTTCTTCACATCGTATAAAATATTATCTACATATTCTCCTAATAGCTTAAAGCAAAATGGTATAGTCCAATATTCTGTGCAGGAGATTAGGTTTTGTAGATGGCGTTGCCTTACAAAACCATTATTATGTCTTGTGAAAATACAGTCAAGAATATTTCTTTGTACTGCTGTCATATTGGACGGTGTCTGTTCTCTCATATATACCCGTTCTGGAATTGCTATATTCAAACCTCCAAGATTGACGATATAGTATCGGCTGCTTATATCATCATTTTTCATCACAAGCATATCCAATACTCTCCGTACATCTTTTGCGAGATCCGGAGGAAATGAATTTAATATTTTATCCTTTTCATACATGGCATATAACATTGTGCTAACAGCGAAATCGGCTGTTATTTTCTTCAAGTATATCACCTTGCGAACAAATATAAAAAAAGTGCAGTACACCACGAACAGCGTACCGCACTTTTTTCGGCAAATCGGGCAGGATTTAACATTTATAGCTTGAATCCCTTGCCTTTCCTTTGCGGTTGTATAGGTCGGCGTATGTTCTGCCTTAACTTCTCGAACTGTTCCTTGAACCACTCGGCAATGGGCTTTCGGTCGATGGCAAGAACCAATTTAGTCCCGTCCGTGGGGTCTTTCAGCACTTGGAAACCTGCCCTTTCGGTCGTGAATTTCCGTCCGTGTTCCTCCGAGTAGAGTTCCCCTGCATACTCCAACGGCTTTCCCTTGACGAGCGTTGCGGTCTGCCTTTCATCGAACCCGACAAGGCGGCAGAGGTTTTCGATACGGAGCATTTCACGGAAATAGGGAAACCATGCTGCCGCCCTTGCGATTACCGTTTTCAGAAACGATATTTCCTGCTTGTGCCTTGTGTCCTTGTCGGCTATCTCCCTGCCGTGCTTTTGCTGCATTTCCCGTATCTCCCTGCTGTGGTCTGCCTGCATGGTCTGTATCCTATCTTGCAGGGCTTCGATGGTTTCCTCGTGGTCGGCTACCTCCTTATGCAGGGCGGTGTTCTCCCTTTCCAGCGTCTTGACCTTGTTACTGCCGAAAAGAGAACCGACGCTCTCGGCGATGTTGGCGGCTGCGGTGGTTGCCGCCCCTTTCAGCTTCTCGGTCTGTATTTCTTTTTTCGCCCGTCTTAGTTCCTCCTGTGCCGTTTCTTTCTGCTGCTGCAAATCCACCACTTCCGCTTTGAGGTCGTCGGAGAGTTTCTGTATATCCCGATAATACTGCTGCGTGGACTTGTGGCGAGCTTTCGAGCCGTCTATGCCCCTTTGCAGCCCGTATTTCGCCATCGCCACGGCATAGGTATCTTGGTAGGACTTCAATTTCAGCCGTGTCATAATATCGTCTGCGCACAGCCTCACGGTGTCGGTCGGCTTCTTGCGGTATCGCTTCTTCGTCTGTTCCTCCCTTTTCCTGCGCTTGCGCTCTCCCTTGACGATGGGGACGAGTGTAACGTGTATGTGCGGCGTTTCCTCGTCCCTGTGCAGGTGAGCCGCCACGATGTTCTCCTTTCCGAACGTGTCGGCGAAGTATTTCAGATTGTCGGCGCACCACTCGTCCAAACGCCCCTCTTCCTCTATCCGCTTCATGTCCTCGTGCGTTCCCGATACGTTGATGCGGATTGCCCGTACTTGGTTGCTTCCGATTTTGCGTGTCAGCCCCGCTTCTTCTAATCTCTGCTGTATAGCCGCCGAACGGTCTTTTATCCCGTCGGGGTATTCGATAAGCCTGCGGTTTAGGTGCGTGCGTGTGGGGTCGGCGTTCTTCGGTATGATGAAACGCTCGATATGTGCGGTCGTTCCGCTGTCGCTGCCGTGCGCCTTTTCCATGTGTAAAACTACGAAACCCATATATTCTTCCTTTCTTTTTTGGCTTGTGCAACAATGATTTTTTCGTATCTTCGGGGCGGCAAATGCCGTCCCCGATGGGGTGTGCAGAGGGGCTTGCCCCTTGCCTTATTGGGGAATTTTCAGCGATACGTAGTATTGCGGCTCGGAAAATTCCCTAATAAGCTACGGTATTTTCTCCGTAAATACCCTGCGGCGTGCCGTCTGCCTGCCCGTCTGCCTTTCGGCTATGGCTGTCCCTGCCGCCTGCTTGCCCGTAACCCCACCTTATTTTTTCCCTTTCGGTCGGTGGGTGGCGGGGCGGTCGTTTCCGTTTTCAAAGGCTCTTTTGCACGGGGCGGTCGGATACAAGGTTTTCCCGATAAATACGCTCGCAGCGAAGCGAGAGGAAGATTTATTGGGAAACGGCGCAGCCGCCTGACCTTTTAGCCGACGTAAAGCCCCGTGCTTGCTTTGCCTTTGTAAACGAAAACGATTGCTCCGCTTTCCTCTGAAAAGAGAAATAGACCCTGCAATATATATCACCATAGTGATAGGTTTGCATGTTTGCATGCTGGTATGCTGGTACGTTTGCATGTTGGTATGTTGGTATATCATCATGCTTTCCAACGGCTGTTGGGCTTGCCGTCCGAAACAACCGACACGAATACCGTCGTTTTCTCTTTTCGCCCGTGTATAATCCTCTCTAATAATGCCCTGCGGACTTTCGCCGCCCCGAACGATTCGACACGGAAAGCGAGGGCGGCTATCGTTTCGAGGTTGTAAACCTCCGCGCTGTATTTGTCCGATAGGCGGATAATGCGCTTTATGTCATATACGCTCAAACTCCGCTTTTGCAGAGTGCCTTTATCTCTGCCCGAACCGTCGGGGCGATAACCCCGAACAGTTCGCAGATTTCCCGCTCGGTCATGGCGGTTGCGCCTATATCGCTCGGCAGGGAGATATTGCCCTGCCCGTCCATCGTGATAATGTTCCTTTCTTCTTTCATCGGGATTCTGTTTTTAATTAGATGGCTCGGCAGATATTCTTCTCCATATCTTCCAACTTGTGCGACAAGGTTTCCATGTCTTGGCTTATCTTCTGGGCGGTGATTTTGGCGTAAATTTGGGTGGTCTTTATGTTCGTGTGCCCCAAAAGGCGGCTCACCGTTTCGATGGGTACGCCGTGCGACAGAAGTACGGTCGTGGCGTTCGTGTGGCGTGCGACATGGTAGGTCAAGCGTACCTTGAAGCCGCATTGTCTGCCTATATCTTTGAGTATCTTGTTACAACTGCCGTTGTTCGGAACGGGGAAAACATGACCGTCCCTTGCCAGCCCCTTGTACTTCTCGATGATACGCTTGGGAACGTCCAAAAGGCGGATGTTCGATTCGGTGTTGGTCTTCTTTCTTCGGGTGATTATCCACAGGTTGCCGTCGAAGAATGTTTGCAGGCGGTCGGCGGTGAGGTTCTTCACGTCCGAATACGCCAAACCCGTGAAAACAGAAAAGACGAACAAGTCCCGTACAAGCTCGTGGGTGGCGTTCTTCATCGGTGCGTTCATGAGCGTCTGTATCTCCGTTTGGGTGAGGTAGCCCCTGTCCACGCTTTCGGGAGAGTTGATATATCCCGCAAAGGGATTAAAGGGCAAACGCCCGTCGTTCCTCGCTATGGAAACGATGTGTTTCAACACAATCATGTAGCCCCACACGGTATTGGTACGGCATTTCTTCTCCGTGCGCAGAAAATACTCGAAGTCGTTGATGAACGTGAGGTTGAGTTCCTTTAACGGAATATCCTCACGCTTGTAGGTATGGGGCAGGAACTCCCGAATATGGTTGCAGACCGTCCGATAACGGGTAAATGTACCCTGTGCCCTGCTGTGCCCGACTTTCTTGGCAAACTCGGCATTGTGCTGTTCGAACAGTTTCAGCAAGGTTTCCTGCTTGACACCGATACCGAGATAGGCGTCTTTGAGTTTGGCGGCGGTAACATAACCGTCCGTCTGCATTAACTCTTGATAGCGGCGGTTTACTTCCACACGGATTTTATCTACCGCAAGGTTGATTCTCTGCGCTTCGACGCTCTTGCCCGAAGCACGGTTGTTCTTCACGTCCCACAGCCGTGGGGGAACGTCCATCTTGCAACTGAACTGTTTAATCTCGCCGTCCACCGTGATACGGCACATTAAAGGCAGGTTGCCGTTCGGCTTCTCGCTGCCTTTCTTCACGTAAAATAATACCTTGAATGTACTACGCATAACTCACTCCTTTTTTTGGTTACAAAATTAGTTATTAGTGAGTTACCGACTGCTATGCAAAATTACGCAAATCGCAGAAACAGAACCATTTAGCAAGAAATTCACACCCGTTACGGGGGTAATGAGGTGGTAACTGAACTTCTGCGCTGTTTGGCTTCGAGGTGGTATTTCGTTGGCTCTGTCCCATAGAAAAACAAAGCGTAACGAACGCTGTATCAGCTAATTCGCTACGTTTTACCCAAATTTACTTTTTCGCTATGTGTTTATTTTATACCGTTCTGATTAATACGTACTTTTGTCCCCTGATAATAAAACGATGCAATCTATTAATTCAAAAAGACTATGAGCTATATTCAAAACAACCTACAAACAGGTGAAGAAATAAAATATAAGGCAGATATTCATTGGTATATATTCGTATATCCGGCAATACTGCTATTACTGGGTGCTTTCTTTTCATCTGCACAGACAGGCTTCATTTATTATATCGGCTTACTTTTGTTATTGTTGGGGCTATTCCAGTTGATAAAAAGAGTTCTCCTAAAGATAGGGGCTGAATATGTTGTCACAAATAAAAAGGTCATTTTGAAATCAGGCATTTTAAGCCGGGACGCTCTCGAATTGATTTTAAGTAAATGTGAGGGACTGCGGATTAATCAAAGTATTATGGGGCGTATTTTAGGCTTTGGTTCTATTGTCGTAACTACGGGTGGGGCTACCAATATATTTAAGTTTATAGCTAATCCAATGAGGTTCAGAAACGAAATCAATGCACAAATTCAATAGCATTTAAGAAACTAAAAAAGGGCTTATAAAAGCCCCTCGTCCGTAAAGCTGTAATAGCGTTCATCCGTTAAGATGATATGGTCTAACAGAACTAAATCCAAGTATTTACACGCTTCCTTAATTTTTGAGGTAATTTGTTTGTCCGGTTCGCTCGGACGTAGGTTGCCCGATGGATGGTTATGTGAGAGGATTATGCCCGAAGCATGGACTTTTAAGGCGGTTTGCAGGATGATTTTCACGTCCATTACAGTTTCCGCCATCCCGCCTTTAGAGATAAGGGAAACGCCTAAAGCCTTGTTAGCCCGGTTGAGGAACATTACATAGCTTTCTTCGTGGTGTTCCATACATTCCGCATAGAACGTTTTCAGGTAAGAATAGGACGTTTCGGATGAGAGTATTTTCACCCTTTCGGATGCTTTTACATTGTCTTTATAAGAGATAGTGATTTCCGGCATGGTAAATTCTGTTGTTTTCATGACTACTGAATTTTAAATTAAACAATAAGAAATTTTGCCGGACACCCACAGTTTGGCGGGGACTTCAACCATATCTTTTCAAAAAATACGACCCGTAGGTGTGGAGATTTTTTAGAAAACCGGAACGGCTCGGATTTGGTATTTGTCCCCACCGGGCTGTAACTTTGCTAAAATTTGTGATTGAGATACATTACTTTAGGGAACTGAAAAAGGGGTATCACTGGTGACACCCCTTAGACAACTGAATACCTTAAACCGTTATTCGTCATAGGTTCTATATCCTATCGGTTTGCGTGGCTTCGGTTCGGGTTTGCTTAGTAACTGGGTCAGTGCTTGATAAACTTCGCTGAATTGTGCATCCGTACTCTGTTCCAGTTCTTCGATGCGTCTAAGAAGTTCCTCGTAACCGATTGACATTTGGCGCATGAGGACGAAAGCCCGCATGATGGAGATATTCACCTTAACGGCTGTATCGCTTCTTAACACGGAAGAAATCATTGCCACCCCCTGTTCGGTAAACACGAAATTCTGATAACGGGAACCACCCCATCTTGAGGTCACAAATTGTGACCTCAAGTTTGTTTCGTCTTCTGTCCCTCTTTCTGCGGTCATGATTTGTGACCTTAAAGATTCGGTTTCTTCTTTGGTAAGTTCAAACATGAAATCTTCCGGGAAACGGTCGATGTTACGTTTGACTGCCTGTTTGAGTGCTTTTGTTTCCACTTGGTAAAGTGCTGCAAGGTCGCTGTCGAGCATGACCCGGCAACCTCTGATTTCATAAATCTTGCTCTGAATGATTTGTAAGTCCATAATTCCTATATTTTAAGTTGTTAAGTGATAAGCTATCTTTAGGTAACTGGTCACGAGTTGTGACCAGTTACTAATTTGCTAAATGGCAGCAACCTTTTGGGTATTGATTTTCTGTGCCAGCAAGTCCATATCATTGCTTAGTTTGGTATCAATGACTTTTGCATAAATTTGAGTAGTACGAATATCCGTGTGTCCCAACATCTTAGATACGCTCTCAATGGGTACGCCATTGGCTAAAGTAATGGTCGTGGCGAATGTGTGGCGGGCAAGGTGGAACGTGACATTTTTGTCGATACCACATAGAACGGCAATTTCTTTCAAGTAATCATTCATCTTTTGATTGCTGATAACAGGTAATAGCTGACCGTTTTTAAGTTTCCCCTCGTATTTGTTCAGGATAGCTTTAGGAATATCCAGCAAGCGGATATTTGATGTTACTTTTGTCTTGTGGCGTTTCTTTATAATCCACAGATTATCATCAAATGCCATACGTATATCGTTGCGGGTTAATTCGCATATATCCACGTATGAAAGTCCCGTGTAGCAGCTAAAAATGAAAATATCCCGTACTTGCTCCAAACGCTTTGAAGCAAATTCTTTATTGCATATCCTGCTTATTTCGTCCTTATCAAGATACCCTCTTTCTATATACTCGAATTTCAGTTTATAATGGGCGAACGGGTCTGCGGTTATCAGCCCTGTACCCTGTGCGAAATTTACCACTGTGCGGAAACGCTGGATAAACTTCATTGCCGTATTGGGTGAACAATCGTGGTTCTTTATTATATATAGGTAGAAGTTTTCAATGAATACCTTGTTGATTTGGCGTATAGGCAAATCCGATACATGATATTCATCTTTCATGTATTGAGTTAAGCGTAACTTTGTCAGTTCGTATCTGCTATACGTTTTGGGTGTGGCTTCTCCTGCTTCGACCTTTTTCTTGTATTGGTCGTTGTGCTGGGTGAAAAAAGAAATAATGGTATTTGCTTCTTCCTCTTTTCCCAATAGTGCATTTTTTACGCTTTCGGGCGTAACATAGCTATCACGCATCAACTGGTTATGGAAGTGTGAACGGATATTAGCTTTGATGTCGTCCAGCATGGAATTAAGCCTTTGTATCTCCATAGATTTGCCTACGGCTCTGCCGGATTTCCAGTTAGTTTCTAAGACCTCTAACTTGGTATTGAATTGGGTCTGTTTGCCGTTGATTGTGATACGGGCATGAATGGGTACTAAACCATTCTTTTTCATCTTGTCTTTTTTCAGGTAAAACAATACGCTGAATGTACTCTTTTCATTTTTCATAATCTCACTTTTTTAGATTGCAAAACTAATTTTAATCACTGTAAATGAGATAAATAGAGTATAGACAAATCACGTCAAAAGTAAGCCATTTTCCGACAATCGTACCCCCTAATCGTTTTTGGGGGAAGGGGGTACGATTTGGATACTCAACCGTGTCTTTTCGTGCCCCTTTTTTGTCTTTCAGGCAAGACTGAAACAATAAAAAAAGTCCTACAATACGTTGATATTGTAGGACTTGTCTCTTTTTTGTCGCCGTTTGGCTTTGTTCTTATGTGATCCGCCTGGGGCTCGAACCCAGGACCCCAACATTAAAAGTGTTGTGCTCTACCTGCTGAGCTAGCGAATCGGTCCTTCAGTGCTTTCTTTCGAATGCGGGTGCAAAGGTAGAACATTTTTTTATAACTCCAAAAGAATTCAAACATTTTTCTTATCTTTGTGCCATTATCAACAATATATAATCATACATTATGGCTGCTGACGATAAAATAATTATCTTCTCGATGGTGGGAGTGAGCAAGGCTTTCACCCCCAATAAGAATGTGCTGAAAGACATTTACCTGTCGTTTTTCTATGGAGCGAAAATCGGTATTATCGGTTTGAACGGTTCCGGTAAATCAACGTTATTGAAGATCATCGCCGGTTTGGAGAAATCCTATCAGGGAGAAGTGGTGTTCTCTCCGGGATATTCCGTGGGTTACTTGGCACAGGAACCTTATTTAGACAACACAAAGACAGTAAAAGAAGTAGTAATGGAAGGCGTGCAACCCATTGTTGACGCACTGACAGAATACGAAGAAATCAATCAGAAGTTCGGTTTGCCGGAGTACTACGAGGATCAGGATAAGATGGATGCTCTTTTTGCTCGTCAGGGCGAACTGCAAGATATCATTGATGCGACTGATGCATGGAATCTGGACAGCAAACTGGAGCGTGCGATGGATGCTCTCCGTTGTCCGCCTGAAGATCAGCCGGTAGAAAACCTGTCCGGAGGTGAACGTCGTCGGGTAGCTTTATGTCGTTTGTTGTTGCAGAAACCGGATGTGCTCTTGCTGGACGAACCTACCAACCATTTGGATGCAGAATCTATCGACTGGTTGGAACAACATCTTCAGCAATATGAAGGTACGGTTATTGCCGTGACGCACGACCGTTACTTCCTCGATCATGTTGCCGGATGGATTCTCGAACTAGACCGTGGTGAAGGTATTCCCTGGAAAGGTAACTACTCTTCCTGGCTGGAACAGAAGACAAAACGTATGGAAATGGAAGAAAAGACCGTCAGCAAACGTCGCAAAACACTGGAACGTGAGTTGGAATGGGTGCGCATGGCTCCCAAAGCCCGTCAGGCAAAGGGTAAGGCACGTCTTAACTCTTATGACAAGTTGCTGAATGAAGACGTGAAAGAGAAAGAAGAAAAACTTGAAATCTTCATTCCGAATGGTCCGCGTCTGGGTAATAAAGTCATTGAAGCGAAACAGGTGGCTAAAGCATACGGCGATAAACTGTTGTTTGACGATTTGAACTTTATGCTTCCTCCTAATGGTATTGTTGGTGTGATCGGTCCCAATGGTGCGGGAAAGACGACACTGTTCCGTCTGATTATGGGATTGGAGACAGTAGATAAAGGAGAATTTGAAGTAGGAGAGACTGTAAAGGTGGCGTATGTAGACCAGCAACACAGAGACATTGATCCGAATAAGAGTGTTTACCAGGTAATTTCCGGTGGTAATGAGCTGATCCGCATGGGAGGACGTGACATCAATGCACGTGCATACCTTTCTCGTTTCAATTTCTCCGGAGGCGATCAGGAAAAACTTTGCGGTGTACTGTCCGGTGGTGAAAGAAACCGTTTACACTTGGCGATGGCTTTGAAAGAAGAAGGCAATGTACTGTTGCTCGATGAGCCTACCAATGATATTGATGTAAACACATTGCGTGCTTTGGAAGAAGGTCTGGAAGATTTTGCCGGCTGTGCTGTAGTTATCTCGCATGACCGTTGGTTCCTCGATCGTATCTGTACACACATCCTTGCTTTTGAAGGAGACTCCAATGTATTCTACTTCGAAGGGTCTTATTCAGAATACGAAGAAAACAAAATGAAACGTTTGGGAAATGAAGAGCCGAAGCGTGTTCGTTATAGAAAGTTAATGACTGACTAGTATAAAGTAATAGATTGAAGCATTTCTAATGCTTTCTGTTTCAAAATAAAAGGCTCTGCAAATATTGTGGAGCCTTTATCGTTTTATAACAAGGGAAAACGTTTATCTCTCTTAAAAAATTGTAGTATAATCGTAATGTAGTTCTAAATATTATTAATTATATTTGTGCACAGTTTTTAAAAGCAAACAATTTATATTAACTAATCAACTACATTTATGTTAAAGAGAATGCGATCTTTCTTAGTGCTAGTAATGTTATTTATTACCGTCACGATGAGCGCGCAGGTTACAACAGCCACGATGAGTGGTAAAGTGACCGCACAAGATGAACCAATCATTGGAGCAACAATCGTTGCGGTTCACGAACCATCAGGCACTCGTTATGGTACAGTGACTAACGTCAGTGGTCAATTTAATCTGCAGGGTATGCGTACCGGCGGCCTTTACAAAGTAGAAATTTCTTATGTTGGTTATCAAACAGCAATTTACAAGGGAATTAATCTTTTACTGGGAGAGAATTATGTTTTAAATGTTTCTTTAAAAGAGAGTTCAGAACTGTTGGACGAAGTAGTAGTGACTGCTTCTAAAGAGAGTAATATGAAGTCTGACAGAGCAGGTGCTATTATGAATGCCAATCGTGATATGATTAATAGTACTCCGACTATTTCTCGTAGTATTAGCGATATCATGCGTCTTTCTCCACAAGGTGCTGATGTTGGTAACGGTTTTGCAGTAGGTGGTGGTAACTATCGTCAGTCATTTGTAACAGTTGATGGTGCTGCTTTTAATAATACATTCGGATTAGGAGGTAATCTCCCGGCTAACGGATCTCCAATATCTTTGGATGCTTTGGAACAAGTTACAGTGGCTGTAACTCCGTTCGACGTTCGTCAGAGCGGTTTTACAGGGGGGGCAATTAATGCAGTAACTCGTTCAGGAGATAATCAATTCCGTGGAACGGTTTATGGTTATTTTAATAATGAGAACCTGCGTGGTGATAGGGTTGAGGATTATAAACTGACTCGTTCAAAATCACAGTATTATACTTATGGTGCAAGTTTTGGTGGTCCTATAATTAAAGATAAGTTGTTCTTTTTTGTGAATGGAGAATATGAGGACAATGTAACAGCTGGTTCAAGTTATCAACCACGTACATCTTTAGATCAAGAATATACGGGAAATGTACGTCGTCCTGTTGAAAATACAATTGTTGACGGAAATGAGACTTGGGTTGGCTTGAATGATATGAGACAATATTTGAAAGAGAAATATAACTATGATCCAGGACGTTATAATAACTATTCTGTAAATACTCCGGCATATCGTATTATGGCTCGTTTGGATTGGAATGCTAATCTGAATAATAAGTTAAGTCTCCGTTTTACAAAGACTCATACAAAAGATTCAAATTTCCCATCAAGCTCTACTAGTCCTTTGAGTGCTGATGATATTTATCCAGGTGATACAGGATTGGGTATTCCAAAAGGAAAGGACTCTGGACGTAGTACTAAATATTCTATGAGTTTTGAGAACTCAAACTATTATCAAGTGCGTGATTTTACATCTGTAGCTGGTGAATGGAACTCTCGTTTCGCTAATGGAGCTATGAATAATATGTTACGTTTTGCATATTCTTATCAGAATGAGCCACGTGAATATGACGGTAATCCATTTCCGACCGTTGATATATTAAAAGATGGTGCATCATATGCAGGTTTTGGTATGGATGTATTTACACAAGGTAATTTGCGTAAAACTTCAGTATATACAGTAACGGATGAGTTTAATTGGAATGTTGGGATAAATAAGTTTATGGCTGGTTTCCAGTATGAACATACTAAGGCTACAAATGGCTATATGCAAGCTGGTGGAGGTTACTATGTTTATAGCTCATGGGATGATTTTGTAAATGGTAAGAAACCTGCTGCTTTTGGTATAACTCACTCTAATGCTGCGGATTTATCACAGTTTTATGCAGAAATGAAATTTCAACAATTCTCTCTATATTTGCAGGATGAAATAGCATTGTCTGAAAATCTTAAGGTTACAGGTGGACTTCGCTTTGAATTACCAATTTATCCCTCATTGAAGAATAACTATAATGAAGACTTTGCAAAATTGGATTTTGGAGGTACTCGTTATTCTACTGATCAGTTACCTGATGCTAAGCTTTCTGTATCACCTCGTGTTGGTTTTAACTGGGATTTGACAGGCGAACGTAAATATGTGCTTCGTGGTGGTACAGGATTATTTGTGGGACGTTTGCCGTTCGTATGGTTAGTATCTGCTGTCGGAAACTCAAATGTTGGGCAAACGCAATATTTTTATAATAAGGTGGATGCTAATACAGGTAAACAACCCGATTTCCATACAAATGTAAATGATATTTTGAAAGATCTTTATGATGGAAAATTTACTCCGAATGAAGTTGTAGCTCCACAATCTCCAACTATTATTGATACAAATTTGAAGATGCCATCCACTTGGAAAACATCTTTAGCATTTGATATGAAATTGCCTGGTGATATTGATTTTACAGTTGAGGGTATTTATAGTCGCGATTATAATCCTGTAGTCGTTTCCAATACAGGTTACAAACCATCTGAAACGACAGTAACTCTAGCTCCGGGGGATGTACGTAATACATATACAATGTATAGTGATGCAACTTGGAGAAATAAATATCAAAATGTATATTTGTTAGAGAATTGGAAAAAGGGTGCATACTATTATTCTATTTCTGCACAATTACGTAAGAATTTTGATTTTGGTCTTGATGTATCATTTGCTTATACTCACTCAAAGGCACGGTCTTACAGTGATGGTATTGGTGATCAGGTAACGTCTGCTTATAAGACTAATACTTATTCTGTTAATGGTATTAATGAACATGAATTGGGATATGGTACTTATGTAGCACCAGATAGAGTATTAGCGACAATCGGATATCGCAAAGAATATGGAAAGCATTTTGCAACAAGTGTATCACTATTGTATGAAGGTATGCAAATGGGTTTTGCTGGTAGTTATTCATACAGTCGTTATTCATATACTTTTGGTGGAAATGTGGTTGGTGATTATGGAGCAAATAATCTGTTGTATGTTCCTGCAACACGTGAAGAATTAGACAGCTGGAATTTTGTAGATTCAAAAGATAAATCAGGTAATGTTACTTATGCAGCTAAAGATCAAAAAGATGATTTTTGGAATTACATTAACCAAGATAGTTATTTGAAAAGTCGCAAGGGTAAATATACAGAGAGAGGTGGAGCTAAAATGCCGTGGCATCATCAGATTGATTTTAAATTGAATCAGGACTTCTTCTTGAATGTTAATGGAAAGAAGAACATTCTACAGGTGGGTGTAGATATCAAGAATCTTCCTAACTTACTTAATAACAGCTGGGGAGTAT